TTCTTGCCCAGGCGCTCCCCTCGCTTAGACGGAGAATGTACCTCTGCTTCTTTCTCGGCGGTTCCAAAAATCGCATCTATGACAGAACCTATGGCATCTACCACATTCCCGACCATGGACAAGAATCCATCTATCAGGCCCTGAATGATATTGGCTCCAATGTCAAACAGCATTTGTGGCAACTGGGCAAACCCATCCAAAATAGCTTTAACTACATCAGGAAGCGCAAGCACAATGCTTGGAATCGCACTTATGATGCCGTAAACTAGAGCAGTAAGAATTTCGACGCCGGTTCCAATTATTTCAGGAAGATTCTCTACGATAAAATCAATAATGGATGTAAGTATCTGCGGGAGATTTTCCATCAAAATTGGAATTGCAGAAACAATCCCATCTATCAGGCTTATAAGAATGTCGGCCCCTGTATCCAGAATGGAGGGCAAATTTTCGGTAAAATATTCTGAAATTGACGATATTATTTCTGGCAGCTTCTCTACAAGGGACGGAATGCCATTTTTGATTCCATCCGCTATGTATTTGAGAAGTTCAATCCCGGCATCCAACAAGGAGGGAGCCAGTTCTACAAGAGCAACGAATATTTCTTCGACCACCTGTGCCAGTCCGTCCAGCAGGGTCGGCAGATTATCGATGATCCCCTGCAAAATAGCTTGGAGAACATCCACGCCAAAGGAAAGAAAATCCGGGAGCTTCTCCACCAGCGCCGTGACCATATCGCCGATGGCCGCAGAAAGCGCCTCATCCGCTCCATCTACACCATTGACCAGGTCATTGAACGCCGTAACGACACTTGCGATTGAAGGGAGAAATTCAGATAGGAGATTATTTTTTACTTTTGATACGGTTTCCCCCAGTTGAGATAACGTATCATCGAGAAGGATCTGATTTTCTCTAGCCTGGATCAGTGCTTCGTTGTTTCGATAAAATGCCGCACTCGCTTGGTCATATGTCCTGGACAGGGTACTCATGATGAGCTGGTTGCGCTCACTCTCAGAGGTACATTTGGCCAGCTTTTCGTTGAACTTGTCCTCAGATATACCGGCCCAGTTCAAGGCGTCCGCCAAGGTGCCGGTTACCTGACCGACCTTCGCCGTCTCGTTTGCGCTTTCAATCAGCCCTTCGATTGGAAGGGAGTCGCCAAAAGTACCGAATACACCAGCGGCGATATCGGTCCATGTGGATACGTCCTCTTCATTCTCTGCCAGTTTTGCCAGTAGCTGGGATGCCTCGGTGGCCGTATCGGTGTCGCCAAGTATTTTGTAAAAGTCGCTGTAAGCTTTGGAGGCTGTTTCAGGTCCATATCCCGCCGCCTCAAAGGCGGTATTCAATTTACCTTGGGCGACTCGGTATTCTTCGGTAGCAGATTCCAGGGCTAGGAGTCCGGTCACCGCTCCAGTTGCGGCGGTAGCTACTCCTCCAATGGCCGCTACAGTTCCTTTCAGCGCCGTCTTGGCAACGCCACCCAACTTGGATAAGCCAGACTTAAAACCGCTTTCGTCGATATCTGTTCCGATTTTTACAGTGCCATCGTTCGCCAATCATGCCACCTCCTGTGGCTATGGCACTACGGCACTTTCAGCTCAAATATTTTTTTGCAGATCTTGCACTTTAACCATAAGTCATTTGCTCGTGCTTTCGGACCCAGCATCACCCGACTGTCCACTACTCCGCAGTACGGACAAACTGGCTTGCGCTTCTTCGTATCTTCGTTTGACATAATCTTTCATGTCCTGTTCTGTCTTATAGCCTGTGTTTCCAGTCCCAAGAGAGTAGCGTGATTTCATTTCCCGGTAGAACTGTTTTTGCTGCTTTGGGACATCCTTCAAATCTACTGTCCGGTAGGTCATGATACGGCATATCTCACAGTCCTGAGGAAGGGATTTGAACAGTGCTTTAAACCGCCACCAATGCAATTTTGCTGTGCTTAAATCTATTCCATAGCACTCCCAAAACGCAGAAAAAATAAACTCGCTGTCCTGCTCAAAGTCAAATGCCTGTGGATGTTTCTTTCCTAGAGCCGATTTCTCTTGCGAGGCTGCAGAATAGAACTCCAGCATGGACTCCAGTGTGTCATTGGAGGGCGGAAGGCCCAGCGAGGTCATAAACTCACAGAGCCGTTCTGCTTTCCTTCCGTCCTCTTCTTTTGCCAGCAAGATCCCTTGAAATTCGATCCAGCGCCGGAAATCTGTATCCACAGGGTATAAGACTCCGTCAATGGTGATTGTTTCCGGCGGCTCCCTGTACAGGCTCATTTTTTCAGATTCTGTAGGGTGAGCAGCTTCTGTACCTCCGGTCGGTTCAGCGCTTCCCTTGCTTCCGCCAGCTTCGCTTCCATTCTTGCTTTCCGTGCGGGTGCGTCATAAGCCGCAATGATGTCCTCACACGCCTTCATCAATTCGTTTGTATCTACCTCTTCCACGCCGGGCAAAGAGCCGGGAGCGAGATCCAAAACGAACATATGGAGCCGCTGGACTGCCTCCCGGCGGGTGATCTCCCCACTACGGTACTCCTGATCAATTTTTGCCACAGATTCGATCTTATCATCCACGGACAATGTTCTAGCGGGCAACTCATAGGTCTTTCCTTGGATGGTAACTTTGTAATTCATGTTGTTCTCTCCTTAGACAGCAGAATATGTATACTCTGTGGGGGCAGTTCCAACGCTCCGAAGGTCTACGGAAATAGCGGAGTTTTCGCCAGCATTTCCGCCGCCATCAGAATTAACGATGATGGAAACGGTGCCCTTCTCTCCCTTACCAGTCAGCAGAGAGAAATAAACATAGGGTACAACGACCTTCTGGCCTACTCCATGAGCGATATCCAGGCCAAAGCAGTAGTCCTGGAAAGCGTCGCCAATGTAGCGGTCGCCGGTGATGGCAAAGGTGCGCTGTGTGCCAGTCTTGGAGGTGGACAGTCCCGTTCGGATATACTGCTTGTCCTGGGTAACGGGGTTCATCTGTGGGTCCAAGCCAGCAATGCCCATCTGCACAACGGTATAGTCCTTCTCCGTGGTGGCCTCCTCTCCAATCCCGACTGCCAACACCCAATCATCGTTGGTAGCAAAACCAGCAAATTCATCATTCGGAGTATATCCGGCCATTAATTCAGATACTTTCATGCTTTCACTCCTTCTGTATAATACCTAACCCTGACCTGGAACATATAGCGGGCGACGGTGCCCGCCTCATTCACCCCGGCCAGATTCGGCATATTTTGTAGATTTTCAATACTTAGCACCTTACATCCCTGGAATTTAGGGAAGTTTCGTGATCTGTTCTGCTCATCGATCCAGTCCATAAAGTCCTGAACGCTCTGCGCCTGCTCTGCGTTGATATCGCTTGTGCCTTGATCCTGGGGCAGCATCTGCACAACGGCGAACTCATAGACCTTGATCCCCACGTCCCGAATGAACCGCTTCTCCCACACGTCGCTGTACACCGTTTCAACGCTGACACGCCCCGCCTTATCTGTGGCGCTGTTGAAATAGAGGAAGGACTTCACGGCGGGGCATTTCTCCAGAAATTCTAGAATTTCTTTATTTTTGTTCGCCATAAAATCACTTCCTCTTGATATAGGTTTCAATATCCTCCGCTAGTCTGTCGCCCTTTGCAGTCATGGCGGCCCGCTCCCAGTGGGAGGTCGTTCCTGGCGTATGGTATTCTAACGGCTTCCCGGATGGATATTTCGATTCATTTTTCTTTGCGTAGCTGCTTCCGTTTTTAGCGAGGTACAACTCCCCCTCCCATTGATAGTGAGCATGGGGAGATTTGTAATGTACGAAATCTTTTGTTATATCTATGTTTATATTGAGCTTCCCCTCACTTCCACCTGGAACACATTGTGAGCAATAGGCATGCAGTCGAGTATGGGCGTATTTCCTGACATCATCTGAAAATATCCGTTTGAACGTTTTCTTCGGGTTGAAAATCTCAACACTGATATTCATACGCCCTCCAGGTGGATGTGTCCCAATGGAAGCCTTGTGTTGTCCCGGACGGAACGGACGGTCATGAACTCGTATCGTCCCGCCACCGCCCGCACATTGTCCGGGGTCACATTCTCCGCTACCTTCCCATGTACCACGATGTCGCCAACAGAGGCTGTAAAGCCGGTCATGTCGCCTTTCCACTCCTGGTATGGGTGGTAATCCGGCGATTCCGGGATACGGACCGTAACCGTCTGCCCCAGCGACACATCAGCGCCCGACACGCTCCTCACGGTGGTTCGGACAAACACGCAACCGGTCAGAACGGTCTTTTTCCATGCGTCCAGGCCGTCCGGGCTGTCCTCTGCTGCTCTCCGGTTCAGAAGCGTGATCGTCTCACGAAACAGCGGCGTCATATCCCAACCTCCAGGCTGACCAGCTCAACGGGAAGTATCTCCACGATTTGGTCATATACGGAGCCCATCATTTGCTCCTCTGTTTTAGCAGAGGCATAGTTGACAGTCAGGCCGTCGTTGCTGGTACTGGCTACATTAACAAAGCCGCTCTTGATTCTTTCCATAGCGTCGATAATGAGCACCATACACAGGCGGATATCATCGTCTGGCCCTGTGATCCGTCCCCGCGTCCAGTAATCCAGCTTTTTTCTCGCCAGTTGCTCCAAGCGGGGGAAGGCCGACGAGCTGGCCGTCCCGCCAAGGGCTTTATACTGTTCGTATGTGATATAGCCACACATCAAGCCTTCCCCCTCCTTCTTTTAGGTCTTGGCCGTCACAGTAGCGTTACCGGCATTCTGGGCCTTATAGGTGCTGTCAGCTTCCACAACGGTGATCTTATGGCCGGTGGTGGCGGTAATGTCAGACACGCCGTCCCAAGTAGTCCAGTTCCGCACACTCTGACCGTAAGTAACTACCGGAGCCGTAGAGGGATCAGTTTTGTACTTATACACGTTGGTGGGGGACTCCTTTATGGGAGTAACTGTCAGCTTGGTATCGCCGGATGCGGTTCCCGCCGCACTCTGCACCGTCAGCGTCCCCAGGGTGGGAGTGCTGTCCACATCAATAACCGCAATACCATCCAAATACTCCGCAAACAGGGTCATGCCCATGATGGCAAAGCTCTCGGACACGGCAGTGTGGTAGTTGCCCTCCATATGGACGCCGATTAGATTCGTCTCACCGTCCGTGGTATAGACCAGACCAGCCCTTGCAAAGTCACTGGTAGACGGGTCCACATAATACAGAACAATATTCTCCACAGGAGTGGCAATCACTCGTCCGCGGGGAATCTCCTCGTCAGACAGCAGGAACACAGTGGAGAAGCCCATGAAGTTCTGCACATACTGGAAGCCGAAAGCTGTCTGGACGGTGATATTGGCGTCGCCCAGATAGTCGTAGAGGTCCAAGACATTGGCAAATCCCACTACATTGGTGACGGTCCGGTGGATCTGCTTAAACTTATTGATGACTAGGCCCTTGGACATGGCGAGGGCTCTTTGCCAGGTGGTTTCAGAGCTGGCAAGTTTGCCGGTGTTCAGGTAGGCGTAGAAGCGGCGGGTCACGTTGTCCTGCAATTCATACAGGAATGCGTCGTCCGTCATGCCAACGGCCACGTCATAGCCATAGGTCTTAATGGCCTCGATGGAAACAGCCTTGGCATACTTCTCCACAGTCATCTCTTCGTAGGGGGTCTCAATGACTGTGGCCTTAGAGTAAGGAATTTCCTCGCCCTCTCCCACGTTTCCGCTCTGAAGGGTAACAGAAGCAGTCTTACTCTTTAGAATAGCGCCGGGCTCTTTTCGGATAGGGCGCATGATGCCCAGGATCTCCCGCAGGTGCTCCCAGTTGCGGGCAAAGCGGGTCACAAAGTCAATGACACGCGCGGTAGACTGGATGTCGGACGATTTGGTCAAATTATCTTTTGCTGCCATAATCTTTATCAATCCTTTCTAAATAGGTCTAAATGTTCGGCAATAGCGGCCTGACGCTCTGAGGCATCTTTAATACTCATGATCTGGTCCTTAGTCATATTGCCGCTGGTGTCGGTTTTGGTAACTCCGGCGATCTTCAACGGTTCATGCTGTGGGTTCTTGAAAATGCCGTCCACGTCTTTGGTCATGTCGGAAAACAGGTCAGCGGGCTTTTTGCCTTTGTTTGCTGGGTCTTGGATGGCCTTTTTCAACTCCCCCAAAAAATGGGTGCGTGTATACTCGTTGACAAACTCCCGACCCTCGAGGGCGCTCTCTGCGGTCTGTGTGAGGATGGCGTCCACCTGCGCTTCCTTCTCCGCCTTGGCTCGATCCGCTTCGGCCTGCTTGTACTTGTCAAGCTCCGCCTGGATAGCGGCGGCGTCGCCCTTGGCCTTTTCCAAGTTGGCGATGGTCTCGTCCTTTTCGGCAAGTTGTCTTCGGAGATTTTCCAATTCGCTCTTTTGGTCGTCCGCCTTCCCCTTTGCTTTGCCAATGTCCCGGCTGTTTAAGTCCAAAATGCTGTTTACCTGTTCGTCCGAAATGTCCTTCAAAATAGCTTTGATCTCTTCTCTGGTCATAATGTTCTCCTCTACCACTTCGCTTTTTTCTCGTGGGTCGCATCCACTGTAGCCCCGTAGTTTCTCGACTTCGGGTCGGTCAAATGTTGTATAAAATCCGCAGGTGCGGGTTTTACCAAAAGAAAAAGGGGCCAACCGCCTCCTATTTGTAAGCAGTTGACCCCAACGGTCCTTCCCCGGCTCCAATCAGCCGGAGGAGCTGTATTTGATTGTCTTTTTTACCTCCAGGACGATGCAGCCATCTCCTTTTCGCCTGACTTCCGCATCATTCCCACGCTTGATGATAGCCTTGATGGCCTCCAGCAGTTCTCTGTCTGTCATACTCTCTCAACCGTCGGTCCTGTCATAGACCTCGTCCTTTCCGGTCTGGGCGTCAACCCCGCCTGTTCGCAAAACCGCTTGTACTCCGCACTCAGCGCCGCTGATTTCTTCCGGGCCTGTGTAGCTCCCAGCTTGTCACCTGCGGCTATCATGGCATCCCTCTCGTCCTTTGCATAGCGGATCGCAGTCTCCATCTGCCTTTGTCTCTGGCCGGCTTCGTAGCGGCTCATCTTCTGCCCCTTGTACTCGATCTTTTCTGAGGACCGTCGATTGATGTCCGCCAGCTCCTTCCGGCTGTAGACTGACTTGGAAACGCCCAGCACGATGGGCGTGGCGAAGTGCTGGCAATTCAGGGTCCCCAAAGGACGGTCAAGACTGCGATTGATGCGCTCCCACTCCTCATTGGAGAACTGCCGTCCCTGGATGTGGCGGTGGTCGGGGGCACAAAGTCCGTGGGCGGAGATCTCCACACCATCGGCTCCAAACTCTCGTCCGGTCTCCTCCATCATTTGACTGTTGAGCCGCCGAACACCCTCCAGGATATTCATGCGGGCGGAGGAATCCAAGCGGCGGGAATATCCGCTTTCCCAGGTCACCCGGCGCAGGCCGCTTCGGGCCATCTCCTTGACTGTTGAGCGCATTGCGCTCTGATAATCCACAACGCCGGTCTGCACATAGGTAATCGCCCGGTCAATAGCGGAGATGTAGTATTCCCGCAATGGGATGGTCTGCTTTCCACGCTTGAATCCAATCATGTAGGTGTTGGAGATATTGGCTGTACCGTCCATAGCCTGACGCTTTGCGGCGTCCACAAAGGAGGACAGTACCGACCTGACGGCGTAGCTCTGGAGCGCATCCATTTTCCTTGCTCTGTAATAGGTGTTGGAAAACTCTACATTCTCTTTTGCCACCTCCTCGAACAGCCTTTCCACTTCCTGCTGGTTCACACCCATAATACGGGCAACTTCTTTCTCAATGGCCTTGAGGTCCGCCCCAGCATATTCGATGGCTGTTTTCAGGCGGTGAGCGTCCGCCGCGCCGATATCTCCAATTTTACGGATTCGCTCACAGATACGTTGAACAACATAGTTGTTCAGGCTCTCTAGGTTTTCCACGATGTTGTCCGGCAAGCCCTCCAGCCAGGGCTCATTCATCAGTCGGCTCATTTATGATCGGCTGAATTGCCGCCTCCTGTATGTACTGGCTTCCGGCTTCTTCGGCAATCTCCTCCACGCGGGCCTTGGCCGTCTCATAATCCTCATCCATCATCCAGGCACGAACCTCCGCCTTATCTACAGCGCCGATTCCCTCCGCAACCGTAAGCTGATTGAAGTGCTCATTCAGTTGTTCGATATAAGAAGCGGACCAATCATAATGCGTCTCCCATAGTCCAATCGGGGCCAGATTATTATAATTGGCAATCACGTCCACAGCGTGGAGCAGATCGTCTGTCCCTCGTTCCAGTGCCCGGCGGAACTTGGTGATAACCGCAAATGTCGAGTTAAGCGCCGCCCGCATTTCAGTGGCGGTGGCGTAGGAGGTAGTCGGCGGCGTCAGTATTCCGGGAGACAGGCCACATAGGAGCTCCACCATCTTGTTGTTGACTGTAATTCCGACCTCCAGGTCTGAACCCCGTATCTCTGGAGAAAACTCTTGGATCAGTTTGCCGGGGTTGGCATTATCTCCGACACCTCTCATCATCTGAAAGAAACGCCGTTTTTCCTGTGGTAGCACTACATTTCCGTTTTCATCCTTCACCAAAAGAGTCTTGTCGGCAAAGATCATAGTCTCCTTGGCGCTGTACTCCCGGTTGAAACGCTCATACGCCTCCACCGCCTTTGCCATAGGGCCGTCCACACCGGCTGTAATCTTCACGCCGTTTATGCCGTTCACGTCCGCCCGGTTGACCGCAGGCGACTTATAGCGGCCAAACAGCGGGCGGTCCACATTTGGGATGATCTGTTCCTCTGGTATGTCCTTCCAGGCTGGCACTTGGTCCAACCGAATCTCGTTCGCTCCCTTAAAGGCTACGTTACGGATGATAAGCGCGCTGGTTTCCTGCCCACTCTCAGTCTGTGCCTCCTTAACCATCTGAATCTCATATCGCTGATATAACCCGGACTCATTTTTGATTTCTCCGACCTTCAAAATACAGGACAGGATATCATTCCCGATGGACTCGCATACAGCGAAGTCTCCATTCTTCACGATATCTACGCCCAGGCGCTTGCCATCGGTATATGGCTTAACAATGCAATCCCCAGTTCCCAGAGCTACCTCAGCGGCCACATCCATTCTGTCTCCCAGGTAGTAGTCCAAAAAATTCTGAATAAATTTCGCTCTGGCACTATCCCCCTCAATTGTGATAGTGCTGTCCTGCATGGCCAGGGTCGCCACTTTGTTTGCCACAACCGCTGTTACGGAGATATTTGACATATCGCTGTAATCATCCCGGTATATTGGCTTATCTTGCAACTCCAGCCCGACCTTCTGGGCCAGATAAAGCAAAATGTTCTTCACAAATCCCGTAGGGTACACCCCCTCAATACATATACTGCTTGACAAAGTGATTTATGGAGTACCGTAGCTCGTCCATAGCGTGATTGTATGCGTCTACTGGATTCCCGTGCTCGTCCACGCAGTACATACCGATCTCTTTCAAAAAATCTATGTGTCCATATGTTTCATCTTCCACTAGAAAGAAACATCCGTCCTGAATCATATTTTGTGTGTACTCTATCCCGACCTTGATTCCCTTGGTACTCCCGCGGATATCGTGTGCATTATTGTCCGCGTTTAGTGCGTCGATTCCATAAAGTTCCAGTTCCTTTCGTAACGCCTTACAGGCCGGGTCAATATACCATGCGTCTTCCCGCATATTCCAGTGGTTGCGGCAATATGGCGCAAATGTTCCGGCTAGTTCTCTTGCCTGTACGCTCATAGCCTTGTTCCCGCCGTCGTAGTACCAGTTTGCCACACGGTATAGCGCCATCCCCTTCTTTGTGCGGCAGACCAGGTTACAGGACACGCTTGTGGCATCCGTCAGGCCGCCGTCTCCGGCAAAGTACATCTCAATAGGGCGGGCATCGTTCGGCAGCCGGGGCAGGATGTGCTTAGTCGGATCAAACATGGAGTAAATCACACCCTGGGGGATACACCGTTCTCCCAGCCAGTCCCGCTGATAGAGATATGGATTTCTCTCCAGCGTCCGGCGTAACTCTTCCTTTCGCTCCGGTGTGATAATCGGGTTGTCATCCACCGTCCAATGTGTCCAGCGGGTGTCCTGCACATTGAACACATCTGTGATGACCGGGTGCATTGGTGCTGGCGGGTTCAGGTCGGCCAAATGCCAACGGATATGGGCGGCATACGTCCGGCGGAAGCACTCCTGAATCATGTTCATGTGCAGGATGTCAATCTCGCAGAAGTACACCCCACCCAAGGATAGGCCACGGATGGTCTTGTCGCTGTCCGCCTTGGCTCCGCCCTTGTAATAGATCTTCTTTACGCCGGAACAGGTTAGAGCCTCCAGGTGGTCCCCATGGTCATCATGCTTCAAGTTCGCTTGCCTTCCAAACAAGTGGATCAGGCCATTTCCATCACCATCCATGACCAACCGAAACGCCTGCTGCTGTGAAGCCCCGACCACCAGGAAATTGCTGTCCTTGGAGGTGTTCAAGAAGTCATAGAACCGCAGGATGCAGGCCGTGGTCTTGCCGCTTCTGGGCGTTCCCTCCGCCACATCCAACGTCCGGTCAAATGGGCGATTCAGAAAATCTATTTGCTTTGCGGAAAGGCTCATTATTTCCTCGATTCGTACATATCACGCAGTAACGGGTGAATCTCTTGTCTGTGCTCCGTATTCGCTGTAAATTTGTCAATCAGCGTTCCCAGTGCAGTGGTAATCTGCGCTGGACTGGCCTCCGCCAGCTTCTCCGGGTCGTTCAGGGCGGCCAGCCCTTTTCCGATAATCTCGCAGACAACTCCCTTTTGACTGTCCATATACGCCAGAATGTCGGCGGTGTTCTCGTCTTTTTTCTGATTGCACATTTCTGCAATATCTGCATTTCCTTGCACAATTTTCTTCACCGTGTTAAGAGAAACGCCATTTACTTTTGCTGTTGCGTTATAACTGCCAAACTGTACATAGTCAGCAATAATTTTCTTTTTCTGCTTATCCGTCAGCCGTGCAGCCATAACACCACCTTCCTGTCATACAAATCCGCCCCCATCTCTCGCAACGAGGCACGGCATATATACCCCTTCTGGGGTATGTTGTGAGTTTTCGGCTTTGCTCACTTGCCTTTCGCCAAGAAATTCTGTAAGGACTTGCGTCCTGGTGCCACCGCCCGCCTCATGCGGCGAGGAGCGGCGTATGTGCGCTTTCCCGCTTAGATTGTCACGCCTTCTGCGCCCAAAGTTGACCTACAACTCTGGATGGTACGCACGGCAGTTTTCAGCGGGATAGCGCTGGTAGTTATCGCCCTACACAAGCGTCCGGCTTCCACGGATGGGAGCGACCCAGCATTCGGGGCAGGTCATAGCTGCAAACGATTCCGCCTCCATGACAGGCGGGCATCTTACTCTTCCCAGTGCTTAGACGCTCCTGCAATCTGGTGTAGTGTCTTTCCACAGTCAGCTCCTTGGCCTTTGGCGCACATTGTCTAATGCCCGTAAAGGGCGATGTTGCCGCATGGAGGGCGGGACCCTCCGGCCCGGATGTGTGGGCTGATGCGCTCGTGCGGCGTATGTACCCCGGCAAGCGCCGGGGTTGAGGAGGAAATAGAAGAAGCGAATGGGAGCGCAGGGGCATACGCTCCCACACTCCCATTGTCGCATACATATTTCTGCTCACTCATAAAACTTTATGAATTCGCAATATTTTCTATGAGATTATGAAAGTTTAGGGCTTACTCTTCCTCCATTTTGCAGAGTTCATCGAGGCTAATGTGATAATATGCCGCAATCAGCTTTAGGGCTGTCATTTTTGGCTCCACTTCCCCTCTCTCATATTTTCGTAATGCATCAGGGCTTAAGCCCATTAGCTGTGATGTAACCGTCATGCTCCTGACCGGCCTCATAGACTCCCTTAACCTTCTTAGCCGCTCTGGAAACTCATCCATCCTATCACCATCCTTATAGTCCCTGTTGCTCCATTGGGCAGTCAAAGGATACTCTTTTTCTCCGCTTTCCTATTTCCTTGGATTCACAGTGGTCCACGTCTCCCACTCTACGGCATCCGGTATCCAATAGATGGTTGCAAAAGGGCGCATCCTTGGAATTATTGATACCTCGCCAGTAGACGCAAGTTTTCTCCTTGTTACAGATTTCGACCATCCTGTCCGCCCTCCCCGTCGTGGATAGAGCCAATGATCTCACAGTAATTCGTACTTTCTATACTTTTTCTGTACCAACTATATTCCATTTGAAACACCGCCTGTTCTTCACTCCACCCTACTGTATAAATCACATTCTCGTGTGGGTCATACAGCTTGTCTCCCTCAAAAATCTTCTTCCCGTTCTTGTCGGTCAGTCCGGTGTACTGGTAGAGCGTGGAGGGGTCAACATCGAATATGCCCCCGTTATCGTCTGGGTCGACTGGCGGTACATTAATATAACACGGGGAACAATCCCCAATT